AGCCGGAACAGGCGAAGGCGAGCTCGAACGTGGGGACTTTTGACCCGACGGATGAATTGCACTGGGATCAGGAAAGCCAAGGGCAGCAGGGGGCTCGAGCTGTGAGCAAGCTCCTGCAAAAGTTCTGGGGGAAGGAAAAGCTGACGGCCGGGAACGTCTATGCGAAGATGGTGGATAGCCTGATGCAGCTGCAGCAAGTGGCGGCGGGGCAGCCGGAGGACTATAACCTGCAGACGTTCATGAAGAAGCTGGGCAAGGCGATGCAGTTGAAGAATAATTTGCTGAAGCCGGCGGAGGATCTGGTGCAGAAGCTTTCGTCGATTGTCGGGCAAAGCGCGGAACGGGTTGGAAAGTTGCACAATATCCTGAAGGCGGAATGGAAGAGCGGGCAACTGCAAACAAGCCTCAAGGGGTATGATCATCAAGGGATGGAAGTCTGGAGTGAGGAAATGGGGATGGGCCTGGAACAGCAGGCTCAGGTGGAACGTTGGGAGGTGCAGGATACGCTGGCCTTGCGCGAGTGGATGAAGAAGCAAGGGGTGGATGTGACGACGGAGGAAGGGAAGCATATTCTGGATTTGTACCTGGAAAACCGGAATCTGTTCCTGTACCACTTCAACGAGCTCGGCAAAGGGCTGAAGCGCCAAGCGGCGCAGGCGTATGTGAACGCGCCGGAGCTGCAGAAGCGGGAGCTTGGAAAGATTAATGAACTGGTGACGGGGCTCCTCCTCTCGCCGTTTGTCCCTCAAGGGAATTTTGGGCGATACGTACTGGTGGTGAAGCAGGATCAAGGGCCGGTGGCGTTTGGCCAGCGCCGGATGAAGGTCGTCTTCCGGAAGCACTATGAAAGTAAGGCTGACTTTGATGTGGCGTACCGCGCGGCGCTGAAGGCCAACGCGACCAACCTCGGCGTACAGGTGTCGAGCCAGGTGCTGGAGGAACAGACCGGGATTCCGATGCAGTTGCCGAGTGACTTGCTCGAGCGGCTGGGGCATACAGGGGAGTTTACGGATGAGGGGCTGGAGACGCTGGCGAACGTAATGTCGGTCTCGAAGTACTCGCGGATCGCGGAAAAGTATGAGAAGATTACGGCTCAGCTGCCAGGCGGGGAAGAGAACTATACGAGGGTGCTGGCCGACTTCGCAGGACGGAATGCGAATTACATCTGGAAGATGCAGTACCGGTATGAGCTGCAGCAGAGTATCTCGGCGAGCAAGCATCTGGTGCGGAGGATGGAACGGGATGCGATGATGGAGCCGGAGGTGCAAGCCGCGACTGTGGATCGGGCGAGAAGGAATATCGCTATGATGCAGAGTTCCTTGGGGTATCTGATGAATCCCCCGGCGGAGCTGCAGGGGATGAGATCCTTCATCACGCTGGTGTATCTGGCGTATAATGTCAAGACGGCCTTGATGAATGTCTCGACCACGATTAACACCTGGGCGGCGGTCACCTCGGAGTATGGGGAGGTGCAGGGGAATGTGGAGTTCACCAAGAGTCTGAAGCAGACGGGGGAATTGCTCTTATATCGGAGTAGGCGGGAGACGGCCCTGGCGAAAGGGGAGGCGCAACCGACGCTGGATGATGCAATGATGAGCGAGCTGACGGCCGTGCTAGACCAAGCTACGCAGGACGGCGTGATTGATCAGAGCTATGCGTATTACCTCGCCGCGCAGGCGGACAGCGGGGCGCTGCTTTCGGCGACGAAGGGGAAGATGAGTCAGGTTGGCCATGCGATTTCGGAGCTGGGAATGATGCCCTTCCAAGCGACGGAGAAGCTGAACCGGATTCACTCGCTGATTACCTTTTATAAACTGGAACGGAAGGCCGGAGGGAATACGCGGGATGCTTATACGCGGGCTGTGCAGAAGACGAATCTGCTGCAGAATGCATATGACCAGGCGAACCGGCCAGAGCTCTTTCGAGGGAAGAAGGCGGCCCTGACGATGTTCATGAGCTATGTGCAGTTCATGGGCTGGATCAGCTTGGGCGGGTATGAGCGGGCGGCGAGGGCTCAGGCGGCGACGTTGGGGCGGAGTATGGCTCCGGCTTGGCGGGGAACGACGGCGAAGATCTGGCTGATGTTTCTGCTGCTGGGCGGGTTGATGGGCGTGCCCTTTGCCAGGAATATGATGGATATTGTCCAGTGGCTGTGGAGGAAACTCGGGTTTGGGAATGCCGAGGCGGAGTTGCGGGCCTTCATGGAGGAGCTTGGGGTGGATGCGAACTTTGCGATGCATGGGCTCTTGCATGATGTGGCCGGGTTTAGTGTTTCTGGCTCCTTCGGCCTTGGCCGGATGCTGCCGGGGACCGACCTGCTGGTGAAGGAACGGGAGATGACTACGCTGGAAACCATAGGGAGTCTGGTCACGGCGAGTAGCGGCCCAGCTGGTAACTTTTATAAGAGCGTGCTGGATGCGATCGGAACCGTGGGGAGTGATCCACTCTCTGGAAGAGCCTGGGTGGAGGGTGGGAAGAAGATGCCGGGGGCGATCGGGAACGTCTCGAAGGCGGTGGATATGGAACTTCGCCAGAGGTTGAAGCCCACTTACGGAGTCACCTCGAAGGATGGGAGACGGATGACCTGGGATGAGGCGCAAGGCAAGTTCCGGGATATCACTACTGCGGAGATCCTGGGGCAGGCGCTGGGCTTTGCCCCGACGATCCTGGTGGAGAATCGGGAAAAGAACTTCGCGGTGCAGAGTGAGGTTTACTACTGGCAGGGGAGGAGGAGCGATCTGATGGATCGGTACTGGCAAGCGGTGAGGAGCGGGGATGAAAAGCTGCGCACGGAGGTGGTGAAGGCGCAGGATGAATTCTCGAAGAACGTGCCGGATAGGAAGTTACGGATCACGCCTAAGGATCGGAATGAGAGTATCCGGAGCCATAAGAAACAGGTGGCGGCAGGGGAGAAGTACGGGACTACGCAGAAGAAGTACAGGGGCGTAGCCCAGGAAGTGGGGGATACGTACTAAGCAAAAAAGGGGGAGAAATCCCCCTTATTGCTGAGTGTGTGAACCGGCCGAGACGATGTGGGTGGAACCCTGCTGGGTAAGGCGGATGAAGCCGGCTTCGGCAGCGGACTGCAAGAGCGGGGTGAACTCCTGCCAGGTGACCTGACGGGAGAGCCGGCGGTAGAGTTCCTGCTGGGTCATCGGGCCAGATGCGGCGATGATGTCAGCGAGGTCGGAAAGGGCTTTGGTCTTGGGGTTCAGGCCGATCTTGCCAAACACCTTCGGCATGGATTCCTCAAGGGCATTCACCAAAGAGGCGGCGAGGAGGAGGGTCTCCTGCTCGATGACAAGGTGGTCGGACTTGGCAGCCGTAAGTATCATGGCGAGCTTGTGGATATGGGCTTGCTTCCGGGCGAGGTAGCCGCCGAACTGCTCGGAGTTGAGGTGCGGGTGCTTGGTCTCGTAGTGTTCCTCGTACCACTGGGCGCCCCAGGTCTTGGCCTCGGTCGTAAGAGTGTATTCGCCGACGAGGGTGCTGATGCGTTCGAGGTCTTGGATCAGAGCGGTGCGCTGCTCGGCGTAGTCGGCGGGGGCATGGTCGGCAGGGTACGCGACCAGCTTGCGTTTCTTCTCAGCGTAGACGAAGAGGCAGCGGGAGGTGAAGCCGCCACCGATCATGTAGTCGGGGAAATTCCCACTGATCCAGGCGGGGGTGGTACAGGCGATTATGTTGATCCACGGGTTCTCGACTTGGTCGTTGCCGGAGGTCTTGGTACCTTTCTTGAAGGCGCCGGGCTGGCCGTCCCAGAGGCTTACGAGGACGTCGACCATCTCGCGGTTGGACGGGTCGAGCAGGTTGCCGAACTCGCTGGAGGATATGGTGACGCAGGACATGGGGAGGTAGATTTCCTTCTCAGGCCAATACACCATTTCGTTAGCCTTGCCCATATCTTCCACGAGCTTCTGCCAGGTTACCACGTCTGGGCCGAAGTTAATCCCTGGGACTTCCTTGAGCAGGTTCATGCCGACAGCAGCGGTGGTACTTTTACTGACGATCCCGGGCGGGGCTACGAGTATGATGTACTGGTTGCATACCCATTGGAACTGCTTCATGTCGATCCAGACCCTGCGGCGGAGGGCTCCGGCGATTGTGGAGATCCCTGTCCAGAAGTAGAAGGGCAAGGGGGCCTCTCCAAGGGAGGCGAAATTGACAAATGACTTAATCCAGTCAGGGGAGTTGCGCATTGTGAGTGTCCGTAGTTGAAGGGGAGGATAATAGGGGGATTACTCTCCCCATTAACTCCCCCAGGTTTCTTATCTGTCCCAGGCTTCTTTCTTTACGTCTCCCCAGGACTTCGTCGAGGTGGCAAGGCCAGTCGGGACAATCAAGGGATCGGCGTAGGGTACTACGACTTCGAGTGCTTCACGGATTTGCTGCTTGCGGATGGGCCAGAGGGGGATAGGGCATTGGCCGACGAGGGAGTCATGGACTTGGAGTAGGATCTGGACGTCAGGGAGGGAAGCGGTGATCCGATTATACGCGGTGTCGATGATGATAGCCACGGCTGATTGCGGAACCCACGCGAGGGCCTGGCCGAGCAGCATGTCGTCGATGCGGTCGAAGTAGGTGCGGACGAAGCCGAAGGGGTTGCGGACGCTGCGGGAGTAGCGGAGGCTGTTCTCGACTGTGGTATGCCATTCCTTGATCGCGGGGTGGAGCTCGAACCATGTGCGCTGGAAGTGTTCAGCGGCGGGGACGGAAATACTAAGGGCGGCGGCGCAGGTCTTGGCCTTGCCTCCGTAGTTGGTGAGGTGAACGCCGGCCTTGGCGCGGGAGTAGTACGGGTCGGTTGTGCCGTCTGGGCCAGCGGCAGAGCCGAAAATCGCCTGTGCATTGACGCAGTGGACTTTCGGGCCTTTCCCTGCCGCGTGGGCTCGGAAGGCAGCTTTGAGGGGCTCGTCGTTGGCTTCCCAGGCTACGATCTGGGCGTCCGCGCCGGCAAGGTCGACGTCGAACAGAATATAGCCGGGGTCCGGCTGGAAGAACTTCCTCACATTAGGGAGGGCGATGCTGGAACCGAGGCTCATTCTTTATCTCCTTTAGGTATGTTTTGTAGATTCCCGCCAGTGCCGAAGGCATTCTCGGAGGAGGAGAAGCGCATCGTCTCTGTCCCGCAGACGTTGAAGGAACAGCGCATACGGCCGTCGGTATCCAGGGGCATCAGGCAGAAGGTTGAGAGGAAGACGCCGAGGCTCCTCTTCTTGTCGATAAGCTCAACAAGAGGTCGGAGCAGTGGTTCCTTCTCAGCAAGGGCAGCCATCGCCTTGGCATTAAGTGTCGGCCTTTTTGTCTTGCGGTCAATCTGGACGGGGAGTTTAAGATCGCCATAAAAGAACTCCTGCATCTGCTTGGGGGAGCCTACGTTGAGGGGGAAGCCGACAATGTCTTGGATAAGGGTCTCGTACTCCATGATGGCGGACATGAGCTGGCCGGCGATCTCGCTCCGCGACTTCTGGTCGATCCGCATTCCGAGGAGCATGGTGCGGAGGGCGGACCTCGCGGTGGCCTGCATGAAGTCGTACTGCTGGCGCCGGCCTACATGGTCGAGGAGGTTTTCGAGGACGAGAGCAATTTCGTAGGTGACGCAGACGTCCTTGCAGTTGTATGTCCAGTATTGCTCCATGTTCTCGGGGAGACGGGTGTAGTCGTTGATCTCGTCTTTCCAGTAACGGTGGAAGTGGCAGTACATGGAGGAAAGGAAATCGAGCGACTTGGGTATGCCGGGGAAAAGCACGTGCTGGGCGATCATCGTGTCGAAGGACTGGTTGGGGAGATAGCCAAGATACCTTGCGAAGTACTGGTTATCGTAGTTGAAGTTCTGGCCGATCACCTCGACGAGCGGGTGGGTTAAAAGCTCCTTCATGAGGAAGCAAATCTCGATCTCTTCCTCCTCGCTCCAGTAGTGCCCGTCGAGAGTCATGAAGGGGATGCAGAGGGCTTCTCGTACGTTCCAAGCGAAGCCGATACAGCTGATCCGCCGGGCGATTGTCTCTATGTCGACGGAGAGCTTGAGGGTGCGGCCGCCAGCCACCTCGCCGAGAAGCATCAGGAGGATTCCAGTAGTCTGGGAAAAGGTGGGGCGGATACGGAACTGGTAGGCGGGGAACTGGTATAGCTCGGGGCGAGAGGCGAGATCCTTAGCCCTTTGCAAGTCCCGGACGCAGAAGCCCTTGACTGCCCACTGCTTGTACAGGGCGGCTGGGGGGTAGGTCGGGATGACTTGGTACTGGCCATGGCTGGCGTCGAGGATGGAGCCGCGCCAGGTATCGACGGAACCGTACTGGCCGGTCAGGGCGAACATGGAGAGGTCGCCGAGGGCGATGCAGACCTTAAGGTTCGGGAGGGTTTCCAGGGTCTCGTGGAGGGTGGCGATGGTAGAGGGGAGGGATGGATGAACCCAGACATTTCCCATGACGGAAGAGAGGGCGAGTTTTTGAGCTTTCGACTTGGTGGTGGTGTAGAGGAGTGATGGGTCGAGGGTGCGGGAGCGGAGGACGGGGATGACAAAGACTTCGGAGCGGAGGATACCCGCTTCATGCAGGAGCTTGTTGAAGAAGTCGCCAGTGGAGCCGGCGAGTGCAAACCCCTTCCATATGTCGTCGGCGGTAGCGCACTCGACAACGACGGCGATGGAAGCGGTGAGAGGGCCGGAGCCCCCTACTTGTGGTACGGGGGCAAGGGTCATAGGAGGAGCTCCGGGGGAAGAAGTTCGGAAATGTCGTCGGAGGAGTTGATGCGGGAAAGCGCAAGCTCGTAGTAGGGCTTGTGGATTTCGCAGGCGGTGGCGATGACCTTGGCCTTGTTAGCGGCGGGGAAAATAGTGCCGGAGCCGGCGAAGAGGTCGAGGACGGTGTTGCCGGGAAGGGCGGAGCGGGAGAGCAGCTCGGAATAAAGCAGAACGGGCTTCTGGGCTCCGTGATCGCGTTCTTGGACGAGCGGGCAGGTGATAACGTCCGCGCCTACCTTGAGGACTTTCCGTTCCCCTTTGGTGGCGAAGAGCACCATCTCGTAAGTACGGCGAGGCCCATGCTCTGGCTTAGGCAACATACCATTTCCTTTATTCCAGATGAGTGGGGTAGGCCACACATTCCAGCCGGCGATAGCGAACTCGAGGCTGACGGCGTTCCAGAAGCGGGGGTCGAGAAAGACGTAGCAGTGGGCCTTGTCTTTTGCCACGCGGAAGCCTTCATATGCCACGAGCTTGTAGCAGTCGAGCCCGTAATCGGGGGAGTCCTCATAGGCGTGTTCAGTACCTGCCATAGAGCCAAAACCATCAGCGTTGATGCCATAAGGGGGGTCGGTTAGGATAACGTCAAAAGCGCCTGTCGGTAGGTCTTTAGCATATTCAAACGCACTGGCAAGGGCCAGCGTGTGTGGCGTTTTAGCCATATCGAAGTTTGCCGCAAGGACTTCTCGATGGGCTGCCTCAGCCTTTTTCTTGATAACTTTGAGGGCTTCTTTCTGGGTTTTAGCATTTGCGACCTCCGGATCGTCAAGGTACTTGGTTACGATAACAGCGTCGGTGACCTTGGTAATCTCGGCGCCTTGGGCGACCTGGCCGATGATCTCGGAGGCTGTATCGCGGAAGGAGTGGTAGAGGCCGTTGTCCGCCGCCTGCTCTTTGCGAAGGGCGTCGAGTTCGGAAATCGCGCGGGCTTTGTCGGCCCAGGTCAAGTCATCCCGGACTGTGTTTTCTTCGAGCTCAGCCTCCCGGCGGGAGTAGGGGTCAAGGTCAGCGAGGAGGGTGATGGGGAGAGTCCCGGGGGGGAAGCTGGTTCCTCCGCAGGAGACTCCGACGGAGATGGAGGCGAGGGAGGTGATGGCGCGAGTCCGCCGCTCGCCTGCGATAAGAGTATAAATCTCCCCGTCGAAGTGTACGACAGGGGGATGAAATAGCCCTTTTGACATGATGGACTCGGCGAGTTCTTGGAGCTTTTTTTCATCGAATGTGCGCCGCTGGCGGTTCTCCGGAATTACAAGGGAGGAAAGGGGGATGGTTTTCATAGCGTGACTCCGTAGCGTAAGTGGGCGAGGAGCTGGATCTCGTGGATGGCCTTGCGGAGGTCGTCGATGCCATCCTTGTCTCCGTGGCGGCACATCCGCTTGATGATGCAACCTTCGAGGAAGGGGATCTGGTTCCGCTCGAGGAACTCGACGGGCTGGATAGTAAAGGAACGATAGTGGTCGCCGTTCACCTGGAGGGCGAGTGGGGAGGACGGGGCATCTACCGGCTCCGTCCCGAAGGCTTTTTGAAGGCGGACTTGCAGCCCTTCGTCTGAGGTTTTTTGACTAAACATGGGAACTCCAGAAAAAAAGGGGAGAAGGCCGAAACCCTCTCCCCGAAAGAACCGCAGTAGGTGGAGACAATCACCTACGCGGAGGAGGGACACTTACGGCCTAGAGGGGCAGGACAGCCTTGACTTCAGCGTTGATGGTGATGCCATCGCGCTTGTCGATACTGTGAGAGACCTTGACCTTGGCAACTTGGCCAACCAGCATGCCCGGAGCCCAGGGCTTACCGGCGGTGTTCTGGCCAACGGCGTCGCGGAGGCGGCCGAGGCCAACGTTCTTGCCCTTGCCGAAGTCCAGGCCGCCGGACTCGGTGGTGTCAAGCCAGATGGTCTGACGGACAGACGGTTCGGCCATGCCAGTTTCTTGGCGAGCGGTCTCGTCATCGACAGTCCAGGTGACGTCAAGAACTGCACGACCGTCGGTGAGAACGCGAGGTTTGATGGCCTTGATAGCGGCGGTCATCTCGCCTTCAGGGCAGGGGGTGTAAGCGGTGGCGGAAGCAGAATCGGTCTCGGTGTTGAGGAAGGTATCTGGGTTAAATGCTGACATTTGAGGCTCCTTGGTAGGTTGAGGGTAGAACTGCGGCACTTGGCAAATCGGTGTGCCGCAAACCGAATGGGTACTTTACATATGGTACATCAGTTTGTCAAGCCTTTTTTTCGGCCTCGGGCTGGTGTTTCTTCCAGGAGGTCAAGATGGCCTTGAAGGACGGGTCGAGGTTGTCGGCGATGGGCAGGTTCCGGGCCTTGAGGTCGACGTTGGAGGCGGCTGTGCTCCACACGAACTTGTCGACGTTGCGCTTGGCTTGGATCACGTCAGAGAAGAAGCGGGGGAGTTTGGGAGCGAGCTTGCGGCCGAGTGTGGAGGCCATAAGGCTTGTACCTCCGGTGACCTCGTCTACCTCGCGTTCAAGGTGGGCGAGGAGGACGAAGTGGCACTTGGTGTCCACACACAGTTTTACGATCAGGCGCTCGAGGTTGTCGATGGCCACACCCCAGTCGGCCATGGACTTCACCGGCTTAGACCCGGTGACGAGGTTCATAGCCATGAGGGAGAGGCCGGTTAAGCTATCCACGACGAGGACTTTGTCTGGCCCCCAGCTGTCGACGGAGCCAAAACTCTCCCCTGTACGGTCGCACTTGAAGTTGGAGAGGGAGGTCAGCACGTCGATGAACTCGGTGTAGTTCCGCTTGTTAATGTCCGGGAGCTTGGTCAGGGCTTCGAAGCTCATGGTGTTGATCTTCTGGGCCGAGGCGATCATGTCGGAGAAGTCCGGGGCGGAAGGGGCGACGTAGTGCCAGTGGAGCTTGGAAGGAGGGAGATCGGCGAGGACTTCCATGCCCGGCTCGGTGAACAGAACGAAGACCTCGAGTCCTTGCTCCACAAGGGTGCGGACGGAGTGGGTCTTGCCAGTGCCCGTGGTGCCGCAGAGCATCACGTTGAAGCCTGGGGCGGAGGAGGAGGGGGTGGTCATAAGAATTCCTTGGTTGGTTGGTGGAGGCAGAGGATGTGGGCTTCCCTTGCGAGGAGCTCACGGGAGCAGCTGGGGAGGTGTT